CGCTGCCCGATAGTCGCCGGAACGGGGATGGTCGACGTATGGGATTGCGGCGTCGTCCCGTCCGGCGACGTCGTGATACGAATCTGCCCGGTCGTGAGGATGTCGAGCCGGTACGAGCGGTTCGACGTGTCATCGTTGTACTTGGCGATGATCGTCGAGTCAGCGAGCGGAGGCCAGTTGTCCGAGATGAAGTCGGCGCGCAGATCGATGTCGCCGACGATGTCGAGCGCCGCAATGTCCGGCGTGCTCGCAAGGCTGTTGTCTTCGGCGACGAGCGCGAGCGCACCGCCGGTCGGGTACGAGCGGTTGAACGAGTCAAAGAACGCCGGAGCCATGAGCCGGTACAGGTTCTCGACGTTCGGCGTGTACTCGAAGTCGTCAACGATGGTCGACGAGAGCGTGCCCATGTTCGATGCGCCCCGCACCGGCTGCCACGTCACACCGCCGTCTGTCGAGCGCTCGATTCGGTAGCTGACGTTCGGCGTCGGCGTGAGGATTTCGAGCCGGATACGGCCGAGATCGTCAAGATAGGTCGCCGTGAGCGTTGCCATGCGTTAGACCCTTCCCGTTCCCGCGCGAGCACGTCGCGTCAGCGTCTTATTGTTCTGCGTGACGCGGGTGTCGACTAGCTGCGTAATGGTCTCATTGCCGATCTGCACGATCACCTGAATCGGTGCGCCGCCGCTTCCCCCGGCTCCGGCCGCTTCAAGCGCAGCCGCGAGCGCGTTGATCCCGTTCGAGTTCGAGAGCGGCAAGACCATTTCATCGGGGTGCAACATCGCGAGACCCTGCGCCGTGGTGAAACCACCAGTTTGCAGGTACGGGATGTTCGGCGTGTTCAGCGTTCCCCCGCCGACCGTCCCGAGACCGGGAATGTCTACGGACGGGATCGAGAATGACAGATTGTTCCATCCGCCGATGATCGAGTTAATCGCCGACCGGAAACCATCCGCAAGCGGCGAAAACAGGTTGCTAAGGGCACTCTTGATTCGTCCGGGGATTCCCGTCACGTTCGTAACAAAACTGTTGAAACCGGACTTAATTCCGTCTAGAGCACTCGACACAACACTTTTCACAGTGTTGATCCCGTTCTTAATCGGCGTGAACACCTGATTGTTCAGGATCGCCCAACCGACTTTAAAGAGCGCGACCAGCGCTTCAAAACCGGCCGCCATTTCTTCCGCGCGCTGCACGATCAGGTCGCGAATGAAATTCCAGATGATTTCGAGCCCTGCGCCCGCGAGCTGGAATTGCTCGACGAGCCACTGAATCGCCGCGCCGAGCACGACCGTCAGCAGCTCGGCAAGGAACTCGATAATCGGGATCACGAACGGCACGATTACCTGCTCGACGAGCCACAGCAGGATGTCGCCGAGTAGTTGGATGATCGGACCGAGCACGGTTCCGACGATCTCGGCGACGACGCCGAGCAGCTCATAGAGCGGCGTCAAGGCTTCGATGATCGGTTCGAGCGCGTCGAAGAGCGCCGCGAAGATCGGCGCTGCTGCCTGAAGAATCGCGCCGACGACTTCGAGCGCAACGGCGAGATTGTTGCTCAAGACGTCTGCCATTAGCTCAATTAGGGGCATAACGGCATCTAGGGCATCGACTAGGATTTCTCCGAGCAAAGTGATAATCGACGTCAAAGGGGCGATTAGGGGTTGAATCGCCGCAGCGATGATCCCAAGGATCGGAGCAAGCGCACCTAGGACAGATCCGACCAATTGGGACAACGGTCCGAGTAGCGGAGTGACTACGCCAAGTATCGATGCGATGCCGTCGATGATCGGTGGCAGCGCCGGAGCGATGTTAGCGAGCACGGTTCCGAAGCTCGCGCCGACCTGATTCAGCGCGTCGAAGAGCGTGACGAGCACTTCTTGCCCTTGCGCCGACGCTAGGAAGTCGTCGAATACTTGCAGCGCTTGACCGAAGACGCCGAGAATGTTCCCGCCCGTGGCAGCAGCAGCGCCGCCGATCGAGCCGATGATGCCGACGATCGGCGACAGGATCGCGCCGAGCTGCTGAAAGACCGTCAGCGCGTTGTTCACCCAAGCGAGCGCTTCGCCCGACGCGACGGCGTTCGAGATGAAGTCGGCGAACTGCTGAATCAGCGCCGCGAGACCTGCTCCGGCTTCTTCCCCTCCGAAGGCCGTGTTCACGACCGTTCCGAGATCGAGCAGCGCCGTGAAGAGATTCGCGACGGGCACTTGCAGTTGCGCGAGAGTGCTGTTCAGCGTGGCGAAGCTGGAATTGATGAAGTTGACGCCGGACTCGGAACCTGCCACGTTCAGCAGCGCGGCGACGAGGTCGCCGGACTCTTCGGCCGCGACGCGCATTCCATCCGACAGCGGACCGATCAAGGTCTCGGCGATGTTCGTAATGATGTCGTCGAACTCGCGGAAGAAGGCATCTTGCACGGCGTCTTGCATCGCCTGAAGTTCAGGTACGACGGCGCGGAAGGACTCTGCCGCTGCCTGCGCGTTCGGCGATAGACCTTCAAGCGCGGCTTCGAAGGCTTCCGTGTCTTCGAACGCGGCTGCCATCGCATCACTGAATCCGGCCGTCGCGACTTGCAGCGTCCCGATCGCAGCAGCGCCGACGCCGACCGCAGCCGGGAGTCCGGCGACGATACCCACGGCAGGCGCGAGCGCCGCGCCGAGCTGTACGACGGCCGCGCCTGCGGCTGCTGCGGCCGTGCCAAGTGCGGCGAAGCCTGCCACCGGCAGCCGGACGCCGGTAATCGACGACAGGAACCGCGAGAAGGTTCCTTCGCGGTCGATGTCGATCGGAATATTGATCTTGGGCGGATCGATGGCGCGCACCTTGTCGCGCACCTCGTCGCGGATCTCGTTCCCGTCGACATCGACATCGATCGTCACGTCTTCTTGACCGATGATGTTGCCGAGATCGTCGGTCACGTAGTTGATCCCGATAACCTTCTTCGTCGGGATGCGCTTGATCGCTGCCGTGATGTCGTCGGCCGCGTCTTCGGCGTCGTCCGCCATCGACCGGAAAGCGTCTTCGGTCTCGCTCGACGCTTCCCGGCCGAAGGCTGCAAACCGGTCTTCGACGTTCGCGAGCGCGCCGCGAATGCGCGCTTCGATCTGGCGCGTCGCACGCCGAAGGCCGGTCTCAACCGATCGGTTGAACTCTGAAAAGTCGGGCTCGATCTCGACGTATGCCCGGCTTAGTGCGTCAGACACGATGCCTCCGAAGTGTCACCGTTAGACTAGCCTGCGGAAGGTCGTGTTCTTTCACCTACTTTGAGTGACTGAGCGGCGACGAGCGCCTGTCGAGTGACCGTTTCGTCGTCGCCCCACCCGGCCGGGCGTGGAGGCAGCCCGGCACGGCGAATCGGCTGCGATTCGTCGGTACTCTGGGGTACCCCCGGCGTCTCTGCGGCCGTCTCCGTGGCTCTCAGAGCGTTTTTCCTGGTAGCGGCCATGTTCCGCAGCGTGTCGGCCGCAACTTGCTTAGACATTGCGGCGTCGAATTCCTGTTTCTTCTCTTTTGAGGCATTCCGCGTCGCGAAGTAGTACACGAGGTTCAGGCAGCGATCCCACGGCAGTTCGAGCGGGTCGACGTTCTGCGAGGCGCACCACCCGTCGAACAACGGCCACACCGTGTCATGCGTCGCCCACGCTGCTAGGAACTCGGCAGCGGCGTAGTTTCTTTTCCCAAGCCTTCGCCGATGAGCCACTGCGTGATGTCGACGAGCGTGAGCGGGTCGACCGGCGTCATGTCGTCGGCGCAGTTGCCTTCGATGAGCGGCTCGAAGCGCGACCACGCCTCTTGCGTGAGAATCTTCGAGTAGACGTTTTTCAGCTCTTCGAACGCTTCGCCGCGCGAGGTGACTTCGTCCTTCTCGCCGAGCTTCGCGAACGTGCCTTGCAGGCGGAAGATGATCCCCGATGCGATGGCACTCTTCGTCTGAAACTCTTGACCGTCGACCGTGAAATCGAGCTTGTTCTTCCGAGTTGTGAAATCCATGCGGGAATCGTAACATCGATTAACTGAATTGCTGCATCCCGCGAATCAGGCCGTCGCGCAGGAACGGGTTCGCTTCCATGTAGATAGTGCCTTCGTGCACGTACACGGAGTACTCGACGTTAGTCCCGATCCGTGCGATCGGCTTTCCGGCGCGGAAGTAAATGACGAACTGAATCGAGTTGATCAGGTTGCCCGTGTCGATACGCTGAGGCGCTTCACGGATGCGTTCCTTCGCGGCTGCCTGCACGGCGAGTGCGCGCAGTGCAAGAAGATCTTGCAGGGGTCCGCCCGGCCTAGCGACCTGAGTGCGGATGTAGCTCGTGTTAATCCGGTTCGTGACCCGCACTGTCGCCATCGGTCCCCCTTAGCTGACCTCGCACGGATAGCATCCGTTGTCGATCGTGACCGACACCGGCAACGCCGAGCCTCCGCACGCGCCTTGCGGACCGACCCGCGTTTGCGTGCCCACGACGAAGTCACGGTACAACTTCGTTCCATTCGGAAGGCGAATGCGGATCGCATCGTCAAGGCAGCAGATGACACCTGTGCGCACTGCCCACGCGTCTTCGGTCGCCACTCGGGCGAAGGCTTCGAGTTCGGCGCACGTAGGTGGCGCGGTACTCGTGCCAATAGGCGCGCAACGCAGCATCGTCACGACGTAGTTAGCGACGTACAGCGGGGGACCACACGAGCGCCGTCCCGGGTTCTCCGCACCCGCGCGCGGCGTCGCCGTCCCGTTCGACTCGTACTCGTTCGCGATGGCGACGGTAAGCTGCCCGCACTCGCATTCATCCCACGCCAGATCGCCCGAGATCACGCAAGCGCGGTCGGGAAGTCCTTCCGACGTCATTTCGAGCCGTTCGAGCACGCAATCTTTGATGTGCTCAGCGATGTCGAAAACGGCGAACGGGTTCGCGTTGTTCTGCCCCATTACGTGCCCACCCGCCGAGCGTGCTCGCCGTCGATGTCGAAGATCGTTGCGATCCCGGTGTTTGACGGATTCTTGCGGTTCAGAAAGAGATCCGCCCAATAGAGCCCGGTCCGCCCGGCCGAGAACGAGTCGGCGTCGAAGAACACCTTCGTCACGCCTTGCCGGGTGATCTGCTGAACCATGCTCTCAGGCAGCAGGCAGTTATTCGCGCCGACGCACCGCTTCACGATCTCTGTCGCGAGCTGTCCGGCCGCCATCATGCCGAGCCGTGGCACGGCCTTGCCGTACTCCGCTGTGACCGACCACGTTCCGGGTTCGGTGTCGGCGAGATTGAGATCGTTGCAACGAGGCCAGTCCTGCCCGTCGAGCCGTACGAGGTACTGCCACTCGTCGACCCGGTACGCCGTCGTCGGCAGCACGACGCCGTCGACCTTCACTTCAGTGATCTCTGCGACCGGGTACGGAAGCTTCACTTCCGAGATCGACGTGCACGAGCAGCCCGACGAGCACGTGCCGCACGTGAGGTTGAACCACTTTCCGCCGATGAGCGCCGGAGCCGGGTAAGGCCACGACATCCCGCCGACGTCGAACCATCCCGACGAGGGAATCCACGGCCACGCCGGGAAGCAATCCTTCCGGCACGGCCGGAGCGTCACGGAGCAGAGACCGTATTGACTCTTCGAGCCTTCCCACAGCACTTCCGTCGCGATCATCTCGGCGTCGGCGATCTGATCAGGCGTGGCTTCGGCGGGGTAGTTCGTGCACAGCGTAGGCCACGCCTCGCACGGTCCGGTGTCCAGCGCTGCCATTTACCCCGACCCCTCCGGCCGCTCGGGAACGACGTCTTCGACGCGCCCCTGCTTCGGTACACGCAGCTTTCGCGCCACGTGGTAACCACGGCTCCCGTACGGTCCGACCGCGCCCGACGAGCTTCCGGTGTACCGTGCGACCGTTCGCGATGCGCTCATGCGCACCGATCCCGCATCCCAGTCTACCGAAAGCGCCGACGTCTCAGCGCCGATGAAGTGATGCGCGACCCGGCCGTCACCGTGCCCGATGAGCGACGGGATATCTCGGTGGTCGACGAGACTCGGGAAGGTGCACCACGTTTCCATGCGCAGGACATCGATCGCGTAGCGGCCGATGCGCCGGTCGTAGTTCGGATACTGCTGCACGTCGCACCACGGCAGCATCCCGTCGATGATCCGCGTCGGCGCAGTAATCGCGACTCCCCAATTCAGGGACGGCATTTCGATGAACGCGGCCTTCGCGGCGACAGCTTCTTGCACGATGCGATCGATCCTGCCCTTCGAAGGTCGGCGCGTCCCGATGTACGGCGTTACGAGCACGTTCTGCGGCACGCGCTCTAGTGCCTTTTCCATGCCCGCGATGAGGTCGGCGCAGGGCAGCGCGTCGTCCTGTACGACCATGCCCCATTCGGCCGTCTGGTCGACGGCTTCCCATGCGCGACGGCCGGTGTCCCACCGGTCGTTACGGCGATCCCAGATCACATCGTCGTCTGTGAGGCCGAGCCGCTCGACGAGGTCGGGCACGAGGTGCGCACGCTTCTCGTGCGCCATGATCTTTACCGAGAGCCGCATAACGACACCTTCTCATACACGAAGAACGAGGCGAGACCTTCGCGCAGCGGCGTCTCGACGGTCGTGAGTTCCCATTGCGGGAAGCGCTCGGCGATGTCCGGCGTGAACTCGCGCCGGAAGACGTGGCGAGCCGTTCGGCCGCCTGCGTAGTTCGTCGCATAGATCATCACGTACTTCTCGGCGCTCCCGAAGAGTTTCAGCAGGTACGAGAAGTAATCCGTGTCGTCGGGGAAGTGAAAGAGTACGTCGAAGCTGAGCGCGAGTTCGAGCTGCGTTCGTGTGCCCGTCGAGAACGAGTCGACCGTGTGGAACAGGTAGCGCGGCCCCGGAAACGCTTCATCGCTGCGAAGACGGGCGATCACGAGCGGAGACACGTCGACCCCGATGTACTGCGCGTCATGCAGGTCGACGAGTTCGAGCACTTGCCCGTCGCCGCATCCCCAGTCGACGACGGTCTTCACGGCGTGGTCGGCGATGAACTGCGAGAGGTACGCGGCCTTGTACGCGCCTTCGTCGCCTTCGGAGCCCGCTCCGGAGGTGCGGCCGTCGCGGTAGCGACGTTCCCAGTACCCGGCCGGTGTGTACTCGATCTGCTTCACTTCGTGACTCCCGGGATTCGGCGGCCGACCACATCGCCCGCGTGGGCGATGGCGAGTCGCTCGATCTTGAGTTTGTCGACGCCGATGATCTCGCCGGACGCTTCGAGATCGCCGACAGCGAGCGCGACACCGGGATTCTTCGTAACGCCGTAGTCGTCGAAGATCACGAGTGCGCGCGGCGCAAGGTGACGTCGCCACGCCCGGAAGTCGGCAAGCACGGCTTCGCGCGCGTGATCGCCGTCGATGTAGAGCAGGCCGACCGGAGGACCGTCGTACAGCTCGGCCGCGAGCGTCGTCAGCGAGCGGATCACGTGCACGTCGTCGCTCACTCCGGCCTTGTCGAGCTGCGCCGTGAAGTCTTCGAAGACCGGACTCGGGAGCGTCGAGAGCACGGCGCTTCGCCACGCCGAGACTTCTTCCGACCACGCGTCGACCGCGTACACGGGCGCGTGTTTGCCCATCGCCGCGCCGGTCGCGAGATAGGCCGTCGACTTGCCGCGATACGAACCGAGTTCGACGACAGCTTGATCGTCGGCGACGAACGAGGCGTAGTTGTGCAGCAGCTCGCCGACGTCGCGCGAGATCAGGCCGTCGAGTTCGGCGAGTTCATTCAAGGTGAGCATTCAGATACTCCGAATCTTGGGGCGAGAAGCGAGAACGCGTCGGGTGTGGTCCCACCCATGCACGGCGAAGACGTCAGGGTCGAACTTCTCGGGCACCGTGTTTCGCTTGACGTCGATGTACGAGTACGGGAACCACAACCGTTGCGGCGCGATGTGCCCGCCGTGCCGGTTCCATACCGGCGTGAGGTACTGGGGTCCGCTGAGCTTATTCGGCCGCTTCCCCCGGAAGCGGTGCACGTTCGCGGGAAGTCCGGCGACGAGCGCCTGCATGACGGGGTGACCGGGTACGGCTCCCAGATAGGTGTTTCCGACCCACGTGCGATCCTCGTGCGCCGCGAATTCGTGGTGACCAGCTAGCGCCGGTTCGATGTTCCGAAGCGGCCGGGTGTCGACATCGACGTACACGCCGCCGAAGAGCGCGAGCAGCTCGTACCGCACGATGTCGGCGCGGAACTGCTCGACGGCGTCGCTCGGCACGATCTTCTCGGCCTGGTCGTACAGCGCGCGGTTCTGAAGTCCGATCTCGTCGATCTCGGCTTCAGTCCAGAGCTTCATATCCCAATCGGGATGCAGGTCGCCCCACGTAATGCAGTTCGACCGCAGGTGCACCGGCAGCGGGCCGCCGATCCAGATATGGTGCATGATCTTCGGAATGTGCAGGTCGGTCATGTGTCGCCTCGTCTACGAAGAAGCGCCCGTGACCGGCGATCACGGGCGCTCCCAATGGGTCAGATGCAATTATCGTAGCGTACTAGCTGCCGATTTCGACAGCGCCGCATCCGGCTTCCGGCGGCGGCGTGGTCGTGATGGCGAAGGCGTAGTGCTTGCCCGGACCCCACGATGCGACAGGCGTGTTCGAGAGCCACGGGTTCCCGATGTCCCACAGCGGGGAAGCCGGGCGCGTCTTCGACATGTACGAGAACGTGAAGACGTCGTTCGCGAAGGTGAACTCTTGAATCTGAGCGTCGTACTCGTGCGGAAACGCCCAATAGATCCACTGCGGTAGACCTTCGGCGTTGCACGCGCCTTGCCCTGCGACCGGCTGCCATACCTCTTTGGAGAATCGAGCGTTCAGCAGGCCGTCGCCGAACTGCACGCCGACGAAGTCGGTCGCCGACGAGATCGGGTCCTCACCCGTCACGAGCGCGATCAGGTCGACGTCGAGCGTGCAGAGATTGACCGTCTGCTCAACCCAGTTCAGGAATCCCGGGTCCTGCTCATTGACGCACGGCTCGCCGTTCGCCTTGCGCTGTAGGAACCGGGTTCCGGCTTCGTAGTTCGGCGCGTTCTGGATTTCGACGAACGAGTCGGTCGTGACCTGCGCCGACCCGTCGCCGAATACCGGAGCGCCGCAAGCGTCGAGCAGCGTGAAGCGCGCTACCTCCGCTTTGATCGGTGCTGCACACACAGGCATTAGATGATTTCTCCGTTCAGAATCGGGACTGCAAATAGGCAGCAGTCCCACCCGATCACGTACGTACGCTCGGCGATCACTTCGACCGTGTTGACGTTGCGGTCGAACGAGTCGGCGATGCTGAAGCGAGTCGGCGTCGGCTCACGCACGAAGAACACTTCGCCCGTGGCGTACACCCACGTCGCGCCGTCTGTGGTCGTACCGTCCGGAGCCGTGCCGGGATAGTCGCCGATTACGACCTTCGACCCGATCGCGGTGTACATCCGGCCGGATCGCGCCGTGATGAGGTCGTGTTCAGACGCGATTGCAGCAAGACGGATCGGCAGGTGAATCGTCGCAACGCCGGGGTAGCAGTCCCGCATCGCGTCTTCGAGCATGGCAATCCCGACCGCGATTTCCTGCGGCGTCGCAGTGACGACCGTCGCGGCCGGTTGCAGCAGGTCGCCGCCGTCTTCGACTTCAGAATCGGCCGCGAGATGTGGGAAGACGACCGTCTGACCGCCCGCTACGCCCGACCAGAAAGCCGTTTCGACGAAGCGTGCTTCGGAGCGAAGCAGTGCTTGCTGATTCGTCTCCGATAGCTGATCCCACTGCCCGACCGGCGAGCAGTCGATACGCGAGTACGCCGTGAACGCCGTCGCCCCGCGCGTCTGCCATTCGGTTGTAGCCGACTTCGCCGGAGGCGCGGGAGCCTGCTCAGCGGTTCCGGCGTTGTCGACGACGGCCGTGCAGGGATCGTACGTGCCGCTCGACTCAGGGCAGAGCGGTTCCCATGTGATCCCCATGCGCCAATGCGCATCCGCCATATCTAGCGGCGTCGCCGTCGACAGTAGGTCGAACTGGGGTGCGGTGAACGGAAGCGTCCCGCTGTTGATCAAGAGTCGACCTCGTGCCACTACCGTTCACCTCCCTCCGTGCTGTTCTCTGTCGTCACGACTGTGCTTAGCTGCCTGCGCAGGTGAACGTGCGAGCGCCGATCTCACCCGAAGGGCAGAGAGCGACGGTCACGACGCGGGACTCGTGTCCCGGCTTCAGGATGGCGAAGCAGTCTTCCGCCCACGCCGCCGTGAAATCGTTCGTGCTGTTCAGAACCGAGTCGCGCGTGACGCCGAGATCGAGCGACATGCTGTTGCCCCGCACGAACGTGCCCGGTGCGAAGAGCATGTATTCCATCGTGTCGGGCCACTCCGTGAGCGGCGTCGCGCCGCCCGGCGTCGCGGTTCCGGCTGCTCCCGGCTCGCGAACCTGCCAGTCGCCGACGAACTGCACGCGAGCGCCGCGCAGGTTGAACCAATCGGCAATCATGCCGTTGGTGACCCCGAAGACGTCGATCCCGTCGCGGTTCGCGAGGTCGGCGCGCACGACGGCGTTCGCCCACCGGGGAAGCACGACTTCGAGCACCGAATCGGCGCACATGCTGAACTTCTCGCGGTAGTCCGTGATCGACAGCTCGATCGACGTCAGCAGCGCCGACGTCGTCGCGCCCATGAGTCCCGTGTGGTCGACCGGGATCGACGCCGAGATCGGGTCGCCCGATCCCCCGCCGTTCAGCATGATGTCGATGATCGCCGCGTTCGTCGCCTTCGCACGGATCGCGAACACGAGGCGTAGCCAGTTGGCTACGAGTTCGGGGTACGCGTAGTCGACCAGGTTTCCGGCCGTCACGCAGAATCCGAAGCAGTCGGCGCGACGGTCGACGAAGGTAGGGCACTCCAGACGTACGCACGGTTTGAAGACGGAATCCGACGTCAGCGCGTCGATGTCGTCCTGTTCCGTCCATCCCCATACGATATCGGGGATCGCGACCACGTCGCCGAAGCTCGGCGACGTCGGGTACTGCACGCCGCCCCGGTTGAGTCCGACCGTGGGCAGGTCGATCATGCCGTCTTCACAGACGACATTGAAGAAGTCGTAAGAGATCTCGCTCGGCGCGCACCATCCGCCTGCGGCCGTGAGGATCTCGACGTCGGTCGCAGCCTTGAGAACCTCATTGATGTCGCTCGGCGACGAGTTCTCGTTCAGCATGAAATTGAATTCACGCTTCAGGCTTGCGACGGGGTACATGTTCGGGTTGCCGGTCTTCGAGACCGGGAGCATCCGCGCACGTGCGTGCATAGCCTGCCCGAGAGCGTAGATGTTCTCGACCCGGCCGCCCTGCGTGAAGCCGGGAACGTCGGCCGACGCGATGAGTACGGCTTCGCTGCGCTCTTCGTGCACTCCGGCGTCCGGTGCGTACTTGGCGATCTCGCCGAGCCGGAGGCGACGGTTCAGGTCGGTCTCGGGCTTCAGGTAGTTCGTCGCGAACGTCTTCATCGTGTTCGCGGTTTCCGTCATGGCGAGCATTGCCGCGACGAGCGGCGTCTCACCCTGCGCGGCGACGAGTTCCGGCTGCTCGGCGTCGGCGTCTTCGCCGTCGTCGCCGTCTTCGGTGCCTTCGGCCTGCGCGTCAGCGTCGGCCGCCGGACGAACCGAGTTGCGAAGCTCAGCGCCGCGCCGGTCGCGCTCTTCACGCTCGGCCTCGCGGGTGGTCGAGATGTCCTGAGCGGCCTTGATCTGCTTGCCGAGCGTTTCCAGCTCGCCTAGCGCCTCGTCGGTAAGCCCGGTGCCATCGCCGTACTTGGCGTCGAAAGCCTCACCTAGCTTCGTGAGAAGCCCGGACAGCTCGGCGTCGTTCATCTCCGCCAGCCGAGCATTGAGCTCTTCGGTGCCCTCTGGCAGGTTGAACCCGCCTTCGCTGTTTTTAGGCATTTCATCCCTCTATGTATTCGGGTAGATACGCGGATCATACATCGATTCGAAGGCTTCATTTCTGAAAAGCCTTCGGATCGAAGGTTAGTTCTGCGCCGAGACCTGCTCGGCCGTCTTCGTGGTCTGCGTTGACTTCGCCGTGGTCACGACCACGCCGCCGCGCTCGCGCGCGATGCGCGCCTGATCTTCGGTCGAGAAGTGATTGATCTTGCCTTTTGCCTTGCTTCCGCAGTTGCAACCCATGCCGGAATCCTTTCTAAGGCTGCGCGACGCGTAGCGCCGCGAAGCTGTGAACGCGCGACGCACGGTCGCGCCCGATCGACGCGGCGATGCGCTCGGCAGCAGCATCCGCGCCGAACGACGTCGTCTGTCCCTTCATCACGCGGCCGAACCGAAGCGGCACGGTCACGCGGTCGAGCTGTCCGGCCTTCATCGACATGAAGGCGTTCGAGCGCTTCGGGAAGCCCGGCACCGGTACGAGCAGTGCCCCGGCAAGCTCGCGCTTCCCGGGCTTCTCGCGGTGCGGACCCCAGTCGCCAGAAAGCTGGCAAGCCATCATCCGGCGGATCTGGTCGGGCGTGACGTCGGGCAGCACTGCGCCCGCAATCCACACACCCCGGCTGTTCTCGCCGACGCACACGGTCGCCACGATCGAGCACGAATTGTCGTAGTGTTCGCGGCGCGCTGCGCCGACGACGCGCGGCGACGCCGATGCGTGCCCGCAATCCATCGTGATCGGTCCGGTTGCGATCCGGGCGAACCCACCCCGGCCGTCGTCGGCGATGGTCACGCGGTTCATCCACACGCCGTAATCGACGTTGCCCATAGGCACCGTGACGCGCTTGTCCCGGATGCCACGGTGGGCGACGTTCTTCGGCGCGAGGTAGCCGAAGAAGCGGCCTTCATCCGTGACCGTGATAGCGCCGATCTCAGGCTCGTCGCGCGGCTCGGCGAACCACTCGACCGGAGGCAGGTCGGGGATCTCCATCGTGAACGACGAGGCGACGACGGGCATCGCGAGCGCGTCAGCTTCGACGGGCGTTCCCTCCGGCACCGGCTGGTCGAGATAGAGCCGGGCTTCGACGTACGCCGGGATGTCGACGAGCGTTGCGGCGCGGATGCGTCCCGAGTGATAGATCTCCATCTCGGGAATCATGCACGCCATTTCGGCCGCAACCTCGTCTTCAGGGCTCTCGCCGGGCAGATCGTCGTCGGGCGCTTCTTCGAGCGCGCACGAGTCCGGAAAGACGTACTCGATATTCAAGCCACGAGGATCGTCGGGATCGTCGGCGTCGATCGACACGCCTGCGAGGAATCCAGGATCATCCCGGGTTCCCATCTGCTCGGCGGCCTTCCGACCCCATTCGGTATCGAGATTGAGTACGCCGCTCCCGAGCAGCTCGTTCCCCGAGCGCGTGATCGTGTCGATCCGGCCGACGTTCACGACCTTGTCGGTAGACATGCCGCCGTGCGAGCGCTCGTACATCCACCCGAGCGGGATCTCAAGGGATGCGGTCTCGCCGAGCGCAGGCCACGTGAGCGACCCGGCCGCGAACTGTCGGCCGTCGCCGGTCGGCGTTCCTTCGACGACGAGCACGCCCGACCACGGCACGGTGTTGCGCATCGTCGCAGGCATCGCGGCCGAGTCGGCGTCGTCTTCGGCTTCGGAAGCGTTCAACGCGGCAATCTGCGCTTCCGCTTCTTCGCGCGTCGCGTGGCAGCCTTCGAGTTCGAGATCTTCATCTTTCACGACGGCGAACTCACCAGCGTCGCAACGCTCGTCGCCTTCGACAATCGACCAGGGCATTTGTGATTCCTCAATCTGGTAAGCAGCAGCGTTCAACGTCAGCGTGTTCGTCGATGCGGGACCGCTGAGCGCATCGACGTCGATGAGTGTGATCGTCGTGCACCGGCAGTTGATAATTTCGCCGGGAGGTCCGGCGGGGTCGCCGGGGAAGTCGAGCGACGCGCCGCCGACGATGAACGGCTCGCTCAGCGCGACCGTCTGCCCGTCTGCGATGCGGTGCGTCTCGCGGGTGCGCTCGTCTTCGGCCGCCTGCCAGCGCCGCCGGAAGGGGTCAGCGCTGCCGAAAGCGTTTGCGACGCGGCGTACGCTCGCGGCATTGACCGTGTTCCGCGCGCCGTGGCTTTCCGTCCGGGCGATCACCCGAGCGCGAGGTTCCGTCACCCCGGCCGCCTCACGGACGCGCGTGGCGATCTTGGGGATCTCTTCGCCTTCGGCGAGCCCTTGCGCGATGGCTGCACGGGCGTTGAACCACAGTTCGTTACCGATGCCGACGAGCCGGTTCTGCGCCTGCGCAAGATACTGCTGCGTGTCGAGCGGCTCGCTCAGAAACGGCAAGTCGCCGAGCACAGCGCTCAGCGAACGGCCGACCTCGTCGCCCGCGCTGATCATCGACGCCGTCAGCGCGGGCAGTAGCGTCTCGTCGACATACGCGTTCCACAGCGCCGTGATGATGTCGGCTGCTGCGACGGATAGCGACGCGAGGCTGCCGTTCTCGATCTGGCTAGCCACTTCGGCAGCGATGAGCACGAGCCCAGCCGCGACGAGCGCTTCATACTCCGCTGCGGCGGCTTCGAGTTCTTCGATCGATTGCGGTTCGAGTTCAGCCACGCCCCACCCCTGCAAGTAGGCGCTGCGACCGCGCGGCGACGTCTTCGGGAGGTGGATCGCTGATCACGGATTCCTGCGTTTCCGTGAGGTCCGGGTTCTCTGTGTCGACCGTGTCGCCCGTGATGATGGCTTCGGTCACCTGATTCAGGCGGCGCTTCAGTTCGATGATCCGGTCAAGCTCGGCTTCGTCCGGCTGGTCGGTCTCCGAGAACCCGAGTTCACGCAGCAGCGCGATCCCCGACAGCTCGCCACGGTCGTACGCTTCGATCGCTTCTTTCGAGCGATCCGGGCGCATGACGATCTCGCTCGGGTCATACCAGATAACCGCCCGGCCGCCTCGCGGTCCCGTGAGCGACCGGCCTTCGGCTTCGAGCGTGGGGTATAGGAACCCCTCCGTGAAGGCATGGCAGATCATTTCCATGTCGGGCGTGATGTGGACTTTGATCCCGGCTTCTTCGATCTGAGCCGCGCCCCAATGGTTCATGTCGCCAAGTCCCGTGAGCTGCTCAGCGGGAATGTCGAGCGCCGTCGCAAGACGCGTCACGGCCGCCGCACGCTGGTCGAGCATCCGCTCAGAGAACGGATTCGAGAGGTCGACGACGTGGATCAGGTCGGCGATCTTGACGTCAGAGTCGCCGAGATCCGCGCCGATCGGGATTTTGATCGTCGCCTGCGCGCTCGTCGGATCGGCGACACCCTTCGAGCCGACATCGACGAGGACTTGCGCGAACGGATCGACCGACTCGGCGCTAGCCGGACCGGGCAGTTCGGGGAAGCTGAGCTTCCCACGGTCGTACAGGATCACGCCGTTCGCGGCCATGCGCGAAATCGTCTCGGCGATGATCCGGCGATTGATGAGGTCGAGTTCCTTCATCGCGCCGAGCGCGTACGCGGCGCGAGAGGTCGCCTTCCACCCCCAACGGGGATGCGGACGCCAGAAACGGACGACTAGCGTGTCTTCGGGAAGCGACTCCCACGCACGGCTGTTCTCGCCGACCTTGACTTGGTACCGGTCGACGTTCTGCCCGCCTTCGGTGGTCCGGCGCACGCGCAGCTCGTCGGCGCTGTAGACGCGCCACGTCACTTCGCCGAAGTTGTCTTCGACGCCGCATAGCCAGCCTTCGCCGGGCACGTTCAGGTGAATCGCGGTCTCGCCGAGAATCTGCGACTGCCCGCCGATGCCACCTGCGAAGTTGGCGACGAGGTCGGCAATCGGACCTTCCGTGATCGGCATCGGCTCGTCGCCGCCCGGCATGAACTCGGCAGCGATGAGCCGAACGCGAGAGATCGCGTTCGCCTTCCAGTTCACCGCTGCCGAGAACTCTTCGAGCCGCTGATAGTAATCCCAGAGCTGATCCTGCTCGGACGTGTACTCGGGATCGTGCATCCGGCGCGGGGGAATGACAGCAGCCGACGCCGTCACGTTGTTAAACGCCGGAAGCCGCATGGTCGCTCCTATTCGCTGTCGAACTGCCCAAGGAACCCGACCACGGTCGACACTGCAAACCATGTGATTATCGGGTAATCAAGCCCGTACGCCAGTGATACTAGCAGCGTTCCCGCTCCCGACACCCAAAATCCTAGGCACCACGGGCACGAGAGCATGAACGCGAGCTTCGAATTGAAGTGCGTGTCGGAGCCGACCGGTCCGTGCTTCGTGTACCACCGACGTTCGAGCCCGAACCGGATGCGGTCGAAGATCGGTTCCGTGATCTTGTCGGTCGTGACGATGCGCGTCACGCGGTAGCAGGCGAGCGCGAGCAGTACGAAGAGTACGGCGTCATGCATCCTGGTCGGGTTCCTTCCGCTTAGGCCATGCCTTCACGGTGGCGAGCACGAGCCCGCCGAACGGGATTGCCGCTGCGAGCGCTGCTTGCCACAGCGCGATTTCATTCACTTCGGCGTCGATGTAGTACATGACGAGGGCGAGCACGGTCGCGCCGAAGATGTACACGGTCGTTCGCGGGGCGCTTGTGTTGTCGTCCTTCATGACGTCCCTCCGATCAAAGTCCGAGCAGCTTGTTCCACGTGATCGGACCGACAATGCCGTCAACCGGCTTCGCGTACTTCGTCTGAAACGCGCGCACGGCCTTCGCCGTGTTCGGACCGAAGACGCCATCGACGCGGATGTCATGACCCCACGCGATGAGCAGACCTTGCAGCATCCGAACCCGGCTGCCCTTGTTCCCTTGCTCGATCGTCGGCATCTTGTCTCCCAGCTTGCCCGTGCCGGTGCTCGGCTTCGAAGGGGTCGAAGGCTTCGACGGCGTCTTGCCGAGATCGTCGATGTCCCACGTACCAGTGTTGTCGTAGTCGTGAGTGCTGCGCCCGTCCGGACCGTTCCCGACCGACACGTGCGCGTGCTTCTTGTGCTTGTTGACGCCGTTGTATTTCTTCGGCTTGAAGCCGTTACTCCGCTGGTAGATCTGCTCGTCGAAGATCACGTACCGGAGGTTCGGGTGCGGGTACATGACGATGTGCTGCACGAACTTCGGGAGGTTCAGACCGGCGTCGGGCAGGATGTCGACGGCGCACACGACGTGGCAGCAGACGTTAGGGTTATGGTCCGACCACGTGCTCTGATGAGACTTGTCGCCGATGTCCCACACGGTCGTATCGGGAAACAGGTACTCGATCTCTGACGTGAGCACGATCAGACTCTTCGCGAGCCGCCAATCAGCCACCGGTTACCCCCGTCTGGCTGCGCGCGATGGCGGCATTCGCCGACATCATCGCGTCTTCGAGATGCGTTAGCGTCTGCGCCTTCTCTCGCGGCCGGTCGCCAGGCAGCAGCGCGTCGAGTTCCTGCGCGATGTCGCCGAGCAGCTTCCGCACCTTCTCGTGCGCCTTGACGGCCGCCTCGTCGCGGGGCGGGTGGTACGCGAATCGATGTGCGATCTCTTCATTCATACGGCGAATGTAACATAATAGATTCGCACCGTAGTGCAAAAAGACATGACTCAACCCCGGACGTTCGTACAGTCCGGGGCTGAAATCGGTCGGTTATTTAAGCCGCTCGGGTGAGCGGCTCGACGGCGCGGATCGTCTTGAGCGAGCGGCGCGAAGCGAGCATCTTCGCCACGGGCAGCGCGTGCGGAGTAGCAGCGATCGACCCGTACGCCATGCGCGACAGCTTCGGCTGATGCGCAACCACGATGTGCGTCGACCACTGATACTTGTCGCCGACCTTCATCACCTGAAGGTAGGCGCGGCCGACGTGGTCGCTCGTGTTGACCTGCGCAATGTAGCGCACCCGAACTTCGCCGGTCCACTCGTTCAACTCTTCAAGCTTTTCCCACTTCATCGTTTCGTCCTTTCGTCGTGTCCCTCAACCTTACCGCCGGGACCCCGGGAACCGGGAGGAATCTCGTACAAAATATTTTCCCGATTCTTGTAGGGTCCCGCACGTGCGGCACGCTGGAACTCTGATAGTATTCAGGGAACGACGACACACCGACGACAGATGAAGGACAGAGACGATGCCTGAGATCATCCGCGACATGCACCGCGCGACCACCCGACGCAACATCGCCCGTCACTCGAACCCGCAGCTCGCCGAGTGGTGGGAACGTCAGATGCGATTCCTCGCGGCAAAGCTGAACACGCGCCTCGTCGAGCTGTCCGACCGTCCCGGCGTGCTCGTTCCCGAGATCTTCACTTCGCTGTACTAGAACGACTTCAATGAGCCCGATCCCGCAGGGGGTCGGGCTCATCTGCGCATGAGGCTCGTCGGGATGCCGAACGGCATTCCGGGAATCTGCGTGTTCGGGAAGATCGCGCCGCTTGTCGTTCCGCCGAGCAGGTCGGCATTGTCGAACGCGCCGCGCGAATCGGAGACCGGCGGAATCCAGATGCCATCGAAGAAGGCGAGCAGCACGGCGTCGGCGATGTCGGGGGAACGGCCGAGCCGTTCCTTCACGTCTTCTTTCGGCTCGACGAGGATGCGGCCGTTCTTCTCGACGAAGCGAGGCATCGTCAGCTCGGCGATCGCGTTGTCGTCGAGCTTCGCGAGCGACCACTTCCCATCTCGCGACAGCTCGCGGCCGTGCCACCAGGCTTCCGCCCGGATGTTGAAGAAACGCTTCGGGAAGTTCGACTTCCGCGCGAAGCTCACGCCTTCGATCGCGACCCCTTCGGCCTTGAATTCCTTCCGCAGCATTCCGGCGAGACCCCACCCGACGCCGATCGTGTCGACGTTGACGCGGGTCAATCCCCATCGCCGGATCACGTCGGCGAGTTTCTTCGACGCCGCTTCGGGGTCCCGCTCCGTGAAGGTCTCGATCCGGCCGACCGCGTCGTTCACGCGCTCGACAAGCACCGTGCGGTCGCCGCCCGCACCGACGTCGAGCCCGCCCACGCGCACGGCGTCGGCGTCGTAGGCCGGTTCGATGTAGCGGCACGCGGCGGCGTGGATCTCCGAAATCACGCGCCACGGGTCGGCCGCGCCGGTCGGGAAGTGCCCGAGAACCTTCGCCTGATACAGCGCCGACTCTTCGCCCCACTCGGCGAGCATGTCGGCCGCCCACTCCGGCGAGATCAGATAGTCGAGCAGCTCATCGGGAACGACTTCGCCGGTCGTCGCCGGAGCGTGCTCGATCCCGATGTGAATGACGTTGTACGGGCTCTCGTCACGGCAGGCCGTAGCGAGCGGCGAATGTGGTAGGTCGGGGTTCCCGATCGCGAGGATGCGAGAGAGCCGGTTCGACGCGATCGACTCGGCCGCCTGCCAAATCTTCGGGTCGACGCCGGAAGCCTCGTCGAGAATGACGAGCACGTACTTCGAGTGCACACCCTGGAATGCCGCTTCATTGTCCTTCGACGTGGTGCGACCGAAGGCGACGAGTTCTTCCCCGCCGGATTCATTGGGGATGTACCACTCTGTGAGGTTCACACGGCCGAAGAGATTTGCCCGGCCGTGCAGGCGGCCGATCTCGCGCCACAGCAGCGCCTTAACCTGAGGGGCAGTCGGCGCGGTCGAGAGCACGAAGGCTTCGCCGGGCGGGTGGGAAGCGATCCACCACGCGGCCGTCACGGCGGCCGTGAACGTCTTGCCGACGTTGTGGCACGAGTGCACGGCAGTACGCCGGTTGTCGCGCACGCTCTCGATCACTTCGCGCTGCTTCGACCACAGATGCACGCCTGCCTCGTCGGTGGCCCATCGCACGGGGTCGGCCGTGTAATCGATCTTCGCGCGCTCGGCATCGTCGAGTGCGGCGATGCTCTCGGCCGCGAGATCCGGAGCGGTAGGCGACGACATACGCCGAGTATACGGAAACGGCCGCCCGAAGGCGGCCGTTCATGCTGTCCCTACAGAACCGGGCTCGGCTTGCCGCGCCGCGCCCACGTCTTCGCCTTGATCTCCGGCCGACGCTGCCGCGCGTCGTACCACTGCTTCAAGGCCGAGTACTCGAAGACGTGGCGCACCTTGCTCTTGTTCGCCTTGCGCCACGACTCGTCGGTCTCGATCTTGAGCCTGATCAGCTTCAGATCGCCTGCCTTGTCGTTCATCTGCGTCATGGCGCGGAAGTACTCTCGGGAGTACCCGAAGTGGTCGGCCGCCTGGTCGGGCGTGAGCAGGTCGCCGTCTTCGTAAATCGTGATCGTTCGTGCCATCGTGTGTCCTCTCATCGGTGTTCTAGTACGTATACCGGTCAACCTCGTCGGTCACCCGGGGAATCTGTGTCGTGTCGTCGTCGCACTGCTGCGGCTCCGGTTCGGTCTCGTCGTCGAAGTCGAAGTCGAAGGCGTCGCCTCCGCGCTTCACGGCGATGAACGGACCGACCCCGGCGAGTGCAACCGTTGCGAAGATCAGTACGGCTTGCGTCGTAGTCATGGTCAGACTTTCAGTAGGGTCTCGGCGAGCGCGATCAGCGTGAGCGCCGAGCATGTCATCACTGCGCCGACGATCACGAGCATGAGGCCGACGCGCTTCGGGTCGAGCTTCACGCCGTGTCGGGTCCGAACATCGACGTCATGATGCCGTCGCGGCGCTCGGCGGCGCTCGTCGCGATCTCGTCGGCGTAGCCTTCGAGCCTGCGAATCGCACGTACGGCGAGCGGCGCGTTCCGCAGCAGCGCGAGCGCTGCCTGCTCAGCGTCGGCGAGCTGTTCCTTCGTCGCTCCCTTCGCCTGTCCGTGCTCAATCTGTTCGGCGAGCACTTGCACGCCTTCGGCGAACCCCTTGAGTTCGAGCGCCGTCAGCTTCGGTGTCACTACGTGCGCGGCCTTCGTGTCGGTCATATCGTCCATTCTCCCTATCCGAATACGAGCAGGCCACCGACGAGCACGACGGCGACGCCGAGCAGCAGTACCACAATGAACACGATTCCGGCGACGATGTCGCGCCACAGCGCGTCGGCCTTCGGTGCGTGCTTCGTGCGGTAGACAGCGCCGGAGCGCTCGCGATAGGCGAGCGTTGCTCGGCGGTTCGTCGTGGTCATGCTCGTCATTCTTTCATCCTGTCCGGGGTCGGCCGGTGCCCTAGCGGACACCGGCCGATCGGAAGTCTTAGCTCATCGTCTCGACGGTGATCGTGGTCGCGAAGAAGCCGAGCTTCTTCGCCCACTGACGTGCGACCTTGCCGAGCGTCTTCGCGCGGATCGTGCGGCCTTCGGCGCGCAGTACCCACCGGCCGCGCTCACGGGTGACGTGCCCGCCAACCGACCGACCTTCGAAGACGGCCGTCGCGATGGCTTCGTTCGCGCTGTACTTCGTGATCGCGACCTGCTCGCCGTGCGCGTGCTCGGCGGCGTCGGCCTCGTCGATCTCGATTCCTTCTTCGATGTACGCCGCCTGCTCGGCAACGGTCTCGTTCCGGGTGTCGACGACACTGCGCGAGCCGTTCTCGTTTTCGACGACCGTGAGGTGCAACCCCAGCCGCTCGGCCTCGTCGGCCTGCTTCTTGCACTTCTTGCAAGTGGTCTCCGTGCCTTCCGGCAGCTCGACCCACCCGCTCATCTGACGAAGGGACCCCATCGTGTAGCGCTCACCAGAACCGCAGTTCGAGACCAGGTCGCCGCCGTTGTCACGGTGCCCGTTGTGAACGACGCCGCCGCGCTTCTGAATCTTGATGCTCATCGTTTCGTCCTATCGTCTGTGTCGGTCTTGCTGATGAAATAAATTTATCATGAGGCCGGGGGACCCCGCAAGGGGGGTCCCCCATTTATTTAAGATTCCCTGTGACCTGCGGACACGTCCCTTACGCGCCCACGGATGCCCGCCTTCGAAGCGGGAAGGATGCCGGTCGTCGGGACCCGGCATGATCGTTTGCGCCGCGTACTGCTTGCGCTGTGTACTACCGTCCGGGAAGCGCGACAGGATGTTGTACCCGCGTGCGCTTGGGTTGACGCTGTAGACGGTCGACCCGTCCGGCAGGACGTCGCCGACCCGCACATCTCTCGCGCGTAGCGGCTCCGTCAACGTGCCTGCGCTCCCTTGTCTTTTCCGTAGTGCTTCGCGAACGGGTTCTTCAGGGTGTTCCGAACCTGCTCAGTTTCGGGGTCGCTCTCGGTCGGCTGCACCGGCCGGGAGCCGGTACGAGGTGCACGGGGTTCAGGCATTGTCGTTCTCCGTCGTTTCGTAGGTCTCGCGGTGCGTGGTGCACCACGGCGTGTCGATCTCGGTGCGCACATAGCAGTCATACGACTTGCAGCACAGTACGGCGGCGCACATGCGGTCGTACGTCTCGGATTCCTGCTCGAAGAGTCCTTCAGGCGCGTCGCCCCGGTCGACCGTGTTCCGCGCCGCCTGCGCGTTCTGCTGCGCTGAACGGATCACGAGCACGATCTGCACGGGCAGCTCGGGCAGGAACGGCACGATCTCAGCAGGGGAGTGGTGCGCGGGGTCGCGGTAGCCGTGCTGATTCTCGAAGCGCTGCGCGCCGCCGAAGGCACCGTTGCGGTTCTTGTAGATGAACCGTTTGATCGGGGTCTCGCTCGGCCGGTCGCCCCGGTGCTGCACGCTCAGCTCGGCGCGGCCGTCGTTGTAGTTGATCAGCGTGTACTGATACGCGGCGCTGCGCGCCTGCTGAATGTTGATCTGCTTCGGGTGCAGATTCCAGATCAGTTGCATCGGATGTCCTCTCGTCGTGTGTCGATGCAGAAAAATTTATCACACGCCGCCACGGCACACAACACCGGGTCTCACCTGCGACAGCACCGAAGACGGGTACCCGGTTGCGCGCTCCGGAGGGCTCGTGTATATTCGAATCATGCACCGATGAAGTGCAGCGCTCGGATACTTCAGGTTCGAATCCTAAACACAGCTACCGCAAGGTTCGCCGTGATTGGCAATGACCGAACGCGACTTGATTCATCGGCCTAACTTCATCTTGAAGTGAAGTCACGCGGTTACTTCTCTAACCAATGGAGACGCGGCAAGCATCCGGTTCGGCCGGGGGTAGCTTCCGATCACGTCCGTTCCCGCCGACGTCGAGATTCAAGATGATCTAATTTCATGGTTGTCCGAAGTGCAGGTTTCGCATACTTCACAGGGAACCGAGAGTCGCAGGTTCGATCCCTGCTCCCCCGAACATCGGGGGATAGCTCAGTGGATAGAGCATCGGTCGCAAGAGCGGTACCGACTTTGATTCGGGCAACCTCATAAGTTTCACATCTCCCGATGTGACGCGCGCGGTTACTTCACATTTCTTTCGCAAAGAAATCGGTGTTCCGATTACCGCACGCACCTTGAATCGGGAGGTCTCACAACTCAAGAGTGGCGCGCGAAGTGCAGAGAACGGTTCCTTCCGTCTGTTAAACGGCTGGTTGCGGGTTCGAGTCCCGTCTGATCGCTTACCCGATCGGTAGCTCAATTGGTAGAGCAGCAGTGTCCCGATCTCGATCGGATTCGCGCGTCACTCTTTGGGGTGTAGTCCTCCCACCCCGTATGAAGAGAGGACATCATGACGAAATTCAACCGCGCAGGCACGCGCACCGCGACGAAGTCGCCCGTGACGAGTGCTCGTAAGCGCGATCTCACGACGCACGAAGGCGCTCCCGGATTCAAGCGCGACTCGCGAGGCGAGCTGTTCATGCTCGGCGCAGGCCGGTTCTTCGCTGAGAAGTCGTTCTATGAGAGCGGACACGACGGAGCCGACCGATTCCGCGCGCTCGTCGCCGCTGTCGCCGAGACCGACCCCGCGTGGCTCGCCGAGTTCCTGAAGTGGCTGCGCTCGGAAGCCAACATCCGCACGGCCGCGATCGTCGGCGCAGTCGAGTACGCTCGCGCGTTGCAGGCGATTCAGCGTGCAGCGGGCGAACCTGCTCCGCTGCACGAGTCGCACACCGCTCGCGCCGCCGTGCGTTCGGTGCTACAGCGCGCCGACGAGCCCGGCGAGATGATCGCGTACTACCGCTCGACGTACGGCCGCTCGATCCCGATCGCCGTGAAGCGCGGCATCGCTGACGCCATCGTCGGACACGGTACGAACCGCAGGGGTCTCTACAGCGAGTACACGGTGCTCAAGTACGACACCGACTCGCACGGCTACCGCTTCGGCGACGTGATCGACACCGTGTGCCCGACCACGTGGCACCCTGCGGTGCGCGGGACGGCGCTCGGCGATCTCTTCGAGTACGTGATCGACCGTCGCCACGGGCGTGCCGACGAAGACGGCTTCCCGATGCTGACGGCGAACCGGCGCATTCGCAACATCGCGGCGCAGGAACCGGCGATTCTGCTCGACCCCGAGCGGATGAAGACGGGTGGGCTCACGTGGGAAGACGCGCTCTCGCTCGGCGGGTCGAAGCTCGACAAGGCGAAGCTGTGGGAAGCGCTGATCGACGCCGACGCGCTCGGGTATATGGCGATCATCCGCAACCTGCGGAACTTCGACGAGGCCGGGATCTCGAAGGCGCACGTGAAGAAGGTCGTCGAGATCATCGAAGACCGTGAGCGCGTCGCCTCGTCGCGTCAGCTTCCGTTCCGGTTCATGTCGGCGTACAACGCTGCGCCTTCAGACCGATGGAAGCAGGCACTCACGGAAGCAGTCGACTACTCGACGGCGAACATCCCGAAGCTGTCCGGCCGCACGCTCGTGCTCGTCGACACGTCGGGATCGATGGGCAGCGCACTCTCGGATCGTTCGGGAATGCGGTACGTCGATGTCGCCGCGCTCTTCGGCGTCGCGCTCGCGCGCGCTGCTGCGAAGGTCGACCTGTACGGGTTCGGCGACGGCGTCTTCAAGCACGAGCTTGCCTACGGCGGGTCGGTGCTCGGGCAGACGAAGCAGTTCGTCGCCCGCGTTGGCGAAGCCGGGCACGGGACGCGCATCGCCGAGTCGATGCAGCGCACGTTCGCGGGTCACGACCGCGTCGTGATCTTCACGGACATGCAGACGATGCGCCGCAATGCCTACACCTTCGGGTACGGCATCGGCAACGTGTCGGAAGCGGTACCGGCGAACGTTCCCGTCTACGCGTGGAACCTCGCGGGGTACGAGGCGTCGATGATGCCGACCGGGTCGGGCAACCGGCACGAGTTCGGCGGATTCAGTGACTCGGCCTTCTCGATCATGCAGACGCTCGAAGCCGGGCGCGACGGCCGTTGGCCGTGGCAGGACTAGCAAGAGCTTAGGGGCGATCCTTCGGGGTCGCCCCTTCGTGATACTCTGACGTAAATCGACGATCGACGAAAGGATCATGATCATGAAGTGCAACGGATGCGGCGAACACTGCCCCGGCTGCGGACGGCCGAAGCCGGGAGGCGGGAAGTGATCAAGCTCAGCGCCGTCGAAGGGCGCGGCGAAGGCGTGCACATGGCGATCGTTCCACCTGAGAACGAAGCGCCGTACAGCTCGGTTCACGAGTCGCTATGCGGCATCGGGAACAACTACTTCTTCGATCACTACTGGCGGAAGACAACCGGTACGGCCAACTGCGCCGAGTGCGTCGGGAAGGCCGACGAACTGTACGCCGAAGGGGCGGAACTCTTCGATCCGGCGTCGTATCAGGTGCGCGGGTGGTACACCGGGCCGCCTGAAATCCACTACGACCTATGCCCGATCGACACGCTAGACGGCATGATCGATCTTACGCCACGCACGATCCGCGACAAGTCGTGAGGTACTACGGAACCGGGTGGTTCTGGCAGCCGTACGACCACAATCACGCGGCGCTCGTGCCGCTCTCGACGGCGTACGAGTGCCCGTCGATCCCGTGGCACCACGCCGAAACCTGCGCCGTCGACCGTATGAGCGGCTTCGGGTGCACCTGCAAGACGACAACGAAAGCGATGAACGATGGCGAAGCCGAAGACGTATCAGGCCCCGTACGACCGTAACGGGAACCTCATGCACTATCCCAAAACGCAATGGTGGTACGACGAGGACACGCAGCAGCGGCACGATGCGCCGCCGGAGTGGCGCACGCCGGAGCCGATGAAGGCCGTGCTCGTGTACGAGGGGTACGCACGCGGCCGGAGCGCCGCCTACTTCATATGGCGACACTTCGTGACCGGCACGCGGTACCCGATGTTCATGACCGATCTCGACGCGATGATGCGGACACGGACCATCCCGTCACAGGGGGTGCACGCGACGTGGATCGAGTGCAAGCGCGGCTCGAACTACGGCATCCGCATTGCCACGGCGGCCGAGATCGAAGCAGCGAAGGAGGTGAAAGAGCTTGAGGAAATGTCCGCACTGCGGTAACACGCACGCGATGCCCGCAGACGGGGGTAACTCGAACTGCGTCAGCGTCTAGACTTTCGACAACGAAGAGAGGACAGCAGATGCCGATTTACCCTGGATACGTCGCCGGGTGGGACGTCGAGACGACACACCCGATCGAAGAGACCGAAGAAGGTCCGCTCTGCACGACGTGTCTCGACGCCGTGCAACCCACGATCAACCGAGCAACCGAGTGGAGCGATACGGCAGCGGGTCACCAGATCACAGACTCGGACTCGACGGTTCATCTGATCATGGTCCGGCAGGTCACTCCGTAAGTGGTTCCCGGCCGCAAGGTCGGGAACCGATCGACGAAAGGACGAAGGATGTTCGGAACTATCATCGGCGCGCTGCTCGTCGCTCACTACCTAGGCGACTACTTCGTGCAGACCGACGTGCAGGCGCAGAACAAGGGCAAGCGCGGAACGCGGCTGTTCAACTACATCGGGCGCGTTCACTGCTTGTGGCACGCGCTGACGTACACGGCGACGCTCGGAATCGTGCTGCTGCTCGTGCTCGACGTCTCCGGCGTCGCGCTGACGGCGCGGGCACAGCTCATCGTGTGGTCGGTGCTCATCCTGAACGGGCTCACGCACTACGTGATCGATCGCCGCTGGACACTCGAAGCGTTCGCCCGCCTGATCGGCAAGAGCGGGTGGATCGATAGCGATCCCGAAGCACTGCCGAAGCTCGACCAGGCGGCGCACGTCGTACTGCTCGGCGTCGCAGCATACGCGCTGACGGCGCTCATCTAACATGAAGCCGGGTACCCCGTTGGGGTATCCGGCTTCGTCGTTTCCGCAGGTCAGACGTACTATGAACTAAATAGGGGACCCCCGTAGACACGGCCTTGCGGCTCATGCTAATATTTTTCTATCAGCAAGACGAACACGACGACAGGATGAAGAACATGAAGGTCAAAGTCACTCTTGAGTTCGAGATCGACCCGCATGTGTGGGCGAATGAGTACGGTCTCGACGCCGACGAGGCGAAGGCAGACGCGCGGAACTTCTTCCCGACGCTCGTGCGCGCCTACGTGAACGAGATGAACCACGTGCAGAGCGGCATCGTCGACTACAAGTACGAGCCGGAGGCGTGATCATGCCGAAGCAGCCGCTCACGCTCACTCAATGGCTGTGCGTCGCGTATCTCGTGCTCGCCGGTCTCGTGTTCATCGCGAACATCGTGGTTCACCTGATCGGACCGTGGTAACGATGGGACTGTGGAAGCATCTTGCGCTCGCGGTCGTCATGCTCGCCGGACTGTTCATCATCGCGGCTGTGCTCGGCTTCGCGGTCGGAGGTGAATGATGACAGAGCAGAATAAGCACAAACCCGAAGAGGGCGAAGTACGCATTCAAGACGGGAAGGTCGAAGTTTTCGACGGCGAACGGTGGGGTCCGTACCGGCCGCTGCCAGCGCCGCCCGGCGTCCGGCCTCAGTGCCGGTGCAGACGACACGATCACGTGTAGAACCTGCCTGCGATACTCCGGCTTCGGCCGGAGTGTCCAGGGGAGGCGCTAACCTCCGATCATCCGACGAAAGGACAAGAGGATGAATACCGCTTATTGGCTCGCGATCATCTGGGGATTGCTCGCGATCCTCGCATTGAAGTTCGTGACCGGAAAGAACACGACGCTCGTCGTCATGCTCGCGGCGGCTTCGGCCGTCGCAAGCCTGCTCGGCGTCGCGATCTCGTACAACCTGCTCTAAGACGAAGGGATTCAGATAATGGGAACACGCGGATTCATGGGGCTCGTGATCGACGGGCAGCAGAAGATCGGCTATATGCACTGGGATTCGTACCCGAGCGGCGTCGGCGTTGACGTCCTAGAGACGCTGCGCGCGCTGCTGCTTGTCGACTCCGGCGACAACGTCGCGAAGCTCGCTCGCGGGCTCAAGGTCGTCAAGCAGGACACGCCGCCCACGGCCGAAGAGAAGCACGTGCTCGCCGACTACGCCGACCGCAACGTGTCGACGAAGGAACTCGACGAGTGGTACGTGCTGCTGCGCAAGACGCACGGCAATCTCGGCGACACCCTCAAGGCCGGATACATCGAAGACGCGAGCGACTTCCCGTACGACTCGCTGTACGCCGAATGGGGGTACCTCGTTGACTTCGACACGAAGACGTTCGAAGCGTACGAGGGATTCCAGACGAAGCCGCACACGCTCGGGCGCTTCGCCACCGGCAACGGTCCGGACCGGACGAAGTCACTCGGGCACAACTACTACCCCTGCAAGCTGGTCGGCATGTGGTCGTTCGACGCGCTGCCGACGAGCGAGGACTTCACGGCCGCGCTCGAACACGACGACGAAGACGAGGACTGAACATGCGCAAGTACACCGACGACGAGATCCCCGAAGACTACGGCGAATGCTCGTCGTGTGGCGAGACGCTCGAAGAGTGCGCTCGTCTGTCCGAAGAGAACGACAAGATCAAGACGAAAGAGCAGGGCAAACGATGAAGGGTCTCAGGAAATCCGCGCAGACGCGCGCACAGCGCGCCGAGCTGAAGTCGCGCGGCATCCGACCGGGCAAGGTCACGAAGGCGACGCCGCGCGGGCAGGCTACCGGCGGATGGTCACCGTTCGGACCTCCCACCGGACAGCAGGACGTCGCCGACGACGTCGAGTACGAGGCGTTCGACCGGGCGCGCGGCGTGTGGATCAAGCACAAGCCGAAGGGGTAGGCGTGAAAGAGCTACCACCGGCGTACGAGTGGCTGTACCTGAAGAACGGCGCGGTCTCGCACGCGCTCAGCACGTTCACGGGAACGCGGTTCGTCGCCGAGTGCGGCGCGGGCGCGTGGCAGTTCTGGTACGGCACCGGTTCGCAGGACGAATATGAGAAGGCCGAGAGCCTGCCGAAGTGCAAGAGCTGCCTGCCGAAGGTAGGCGCGAGCGAGGCCGGACGACGGAAACCGAGAGGATAGACATCATCTGGGATGATTGGTCGCTAGCAGCGGCCGGGATGTTCCTGATCCTGCTGCTGTACACGGCTGCGGCGTACGCCGTCGAGTCGATGCACGGCGCTTACATGTAACCGGGACCCCGGGCCGCAAGGCTCGGGGTCTCGTGCTATTATCATCATAGTTGCAGTTCAGACGACAGACGATAGGACGACACGATGCACATCGCAGATGCCGAGACCCTCGCGCTCACGATCATGGAACCGTTCCGCGCGAAGCTCGACGGCTGGTCGCTCGGCTTCGACAACGCGAAGCGCCGATGCGGCTGCACGAGCTTCTCGACGAGGACGATCACACTCTCGCGGCACTTCGTGCAGATGAACGATGAAGACGCCGTGCGCGACACCGTGCTGCACGAGATCGCCCACGCGCTCGCCGGGGCGGGCGCGGAAGCGCACGGCCGGTTGTGGAAGGGCATCGCCCGGCAGATCGGCGCGAGGCCGGAGCGCTGCGCGTCGGGGGTCGCGATGCCGCAAGGGAACGTCGAAGGCGTGTGCAGGCCGGATTGCACGGCTCGCCACAACCGGCACCGGATGCCGCCGAAGCGACTGTTGAACGCCTATCAGTGCACCCGCTGCTACGAAATGGTGACTTGGGTTATCGTGAAGTAAGGGGAACCCCCGGGCTTGTGCCCGGGGGTATTTATGTTAGAGTTGCAGGACACAGACGAAAGGACGAAGCAATGGACATGAAGCAGTACACCCCGATCACGGACAGGCGCGGGCGCGTCGTGCACTTCTCGGCGCTCGGCTTCAAGCCGCTGTGCAAGCCGGGAACGAAGGTCGTGTACCACTCGACGCTCATCGGCGCGAACGGTGCGCGACTGTGCAACACGTGCGCCGAGCGCGAGCTTCAGGTGCGATACGAGAACGGGGAACGATGATGGTCATGCAATGGAAAAGCCCGGTCGGGAAGATGATCCTCGTGTTCATCCTCATGTCGGGCGCAGGGATGTCCGTCGGGCAGTGGCACGGCGACGACTCGCAGACCATGATCGGCATCCTCATGATGCTGAACTGCGTCGCGATCCTGCTCGGCGAGATCGTCGTTCGCATTGACCGCATGACTCGGCCGCCGATCGAACTCGTGCTCTGCGAGCAGGGCATTCACGGGTACCGGCAGGTGACGCCGAGCGGCGTATGCCCGTGGTGCGCGTGGGAAAACATGGAACTGCGCCGCGAGGCCGAAGAGAACGGGGAAGCGTGATGGCGAAGAAGGCACAGCGCCCGATCGATGTGAAGGACACGCTGTGGTCGCACATCGGGAAGGATGCGCTCGACGCGGCAGCCGAACGGATGTGGAACACCATTCGTGACGATCCTGCGCTCATGGGCACGTATAGTGACGGGTATACCGAGCCGTACCACTTGCTGTGGTCCGATGGGCAGGCCACCGTGCAGCGCGCCGTACTCGACGTGCTCGGCTTCGCCGTTCCGGCGCTGCTCCGGCAGCGGGCGAAGGAACTCAAGGCGGACGGGATCGACGTCGATCATCTCGTCGATCTCGCCGACGAACTCGAAGCAGAGCACGGCTAGACTGCAAGACGCCGCTAGTATTCCCGAACCCCCGGCTCACGAGGCCGGGGGTTTTGCTTGCGAAAAATATTTGATCTGGGGTGGGCAAGGGGCGGCGCGAGCGGTACGATTGCGGGGTACCACCCGATACAGACGACAGGATGAAGCGATGAACGACGCACGAGGCAACGAACTCCACATCGGCGACACGGTCGTCACGACCGACCGGAACGGACATGGCGAGCCGGTGCTGACGCAGCACGTCGTGCACGGCTTCGACGAGCAGGCCGGAAACGTCATCTGCGGCTTGACGTACGCCGCGATCCACGCCCGGACCCCGAACGGCGCTCGCCGGTTGGCCCCCACGCCGACGCACATCCGCAGCCGCGAGAAGACTCGGTACGCGCTCGCGGCGAACACCGTGTACCGCAAGTCGGAGTACTAGACGAGAGCCCGGCTCGCAAGAGCCGGGTTTTCGCTGTTTGCGCAGGTCACGGCGGGTCTGAAAATAATTGAAAAAATATTGTGCAATCCCTTGCCGCAGGGCTCGGGAGCGCCTAAGCTTAAGGGACACAAGACAACAGGGTACAGACGACAGGATGAAACGATGAGCAACGTGAACCGCATCGACTTCTACGTTCCCGCCGGGTACGACATCCGAAACCACATCATGTGGTCGCGGAACGTCGGAGAGAACGGCTTCGGATGGATCGCCGTCAGCGGCACTGCCGACATCCCGGGGGTCACGATCCACGGATACGAGATCAAGTCCCGCCGTGACGGCCG